CTTTTTTTATACTATAATATCCAAAAAGGAAATCTTATGGCACTTCATATGAGAGAACAAATCCTAAGAGCACTATTGGCACATGCTCAAGGTGATATTGCTAAACACAAAGCAAACATTGAAATTTATCTAGAGCATCCTGCTGGTGTTGGCGAACATACAGATATATTAGAATCTATTGAAAAGGAATTGGACATAATAGCAAAGTATCAGGATCAAATAGATGTCATCAACAAATACTTTAGATCAAGTAGTACTTTGTCAGACATAGATAGACGATCTGGTGAGTTACTAAATGAATAAAGGAAAGTTAAAAGTCCTAGTAATGGCACTTAAGGAGATTGTGGAAGAATTGGAGTCAGAAATTTATTCTGATACTGAGGCATATACTCAAACTCCTCCAGAATCAGCACCAGATGAAGTATGGGATGATGACGATGGATACCCCGATTAGTGGAATTCACAATTGCCAGTATAAAAACAATATACATGGTGATTGGAGAGTCAATAATGACAATTCCACTATTTTGCGTTTATCTGATATATTACATCTACTAACTGATGATATAATAGAAACAGTCGATCATGATGAAATTGGATGGAAGGGTATGCACCTTCATCCACACTATACTACCGATAACTGCATTTGCTGCAATGGTAGAAGGTACAAAACTTGCGATATTAAGTATCCTGGTATTTTATCGATAAATGCCCCAAATCCTTATAATAAGAAATATCGCATGGTTGACGGAAAACACAGAATTGCTAAAATGCTTCAAATGGGTATTTCACGAAGTAAATTCTATGTTATTGAATTTGACAAATTAATTCCTTTATTATCTAAATTGCATGGATGACGCAAAACTAAAGCTACGACAGGAGGTACTCAAGATCCTGATGTCTAAATACGGTAATAGTACCTATAATCGTGCCATTTATGAATGTGCCGATGATTGGTGTAGTAAACAAGTTACAACAAACGGACTAGCAGGTTATTTTAAAGCGTATTATGCGACTAAAGGAAACGATCAAATTAGTAAAGAAAGCACTCAAGCATCCTGAGATGTATAATGAGGAAGAACTTCATTATATGCGTCAGGCAAAAAGAGAAGCTAAAGCAAAACTCAAATTGAAACAACTGAGAAAATTACAGCATGACAGTAAAACTGATTCAGATAACACCAAAACCTGAGGAACAAATAGCGTATATCGCTAGGGTGTCTAATCCCAACAATCAGGATAATCCAGATTATGCCAAATTACTTGCTTATTGTATTAAGCATCAACATTGGTCTATTTTTGAGCAAGCATTTATGACTCTAGAGATTGAGACTACTAGGGGTCTTGCTGCTCAGATATTGCGTCATAGGTCTTTTACTTTCCAAGAATTTTCTCAGCGTTATGCTGATACTTCTTTAGTGACAAGAGGTAACATACCTTTGCCAGAATTAAGAAGGCAGGATAAAAAGAATCGTCAAAACTCTACTGATGATCTTGATCCAGAAAAAATAGCATTGTTAGAGAAAGAAATCAGACAACATTTTACTGATGCCCAAGATCTCTATCGTTATATGATAGATATGGGTGTTGCTAAAGAATGTGCTAGATTTGTATTACCACTTGCTGTACCAACTAAACTGTACATGAGTGGTAGTGTAAGGTCTTGGATACATTATATTGACCTTAGATCTAATCATGGTACTCAGAAGGAGCACAAGGACATTGCAGAACAGTGTAGAGATATCTTTAAGGAACAACTTCCTATAGTTTCTGAGGCATTGGGATGGTAGTTAAGGTACATACATTTAAAAATGAAGTTCCACAAACACCATATGCACCATTATGGGATTTTGTTATTGCTGATAAGGAGACTGATCTTGATGTAGATGAACTTGGATATATTATTTTATCTAAAGAAAAGGAGATTATAGAAGAATATCCAGAAGTAAATACTGATGGATATACTGGATTGGGAAAAGATAGTTTGACTGCTAGATTTAACTATTTTAATGTATTGAAATGGGATTATCCAGTAGTTAAAGATCTTCATAATGAGATTAGAATATTTCATGATCAATATGTAAGTAATACTACTGATGGTAAGTTTGATGCTGAATTTAAGATTAGATGTTGGGCAAATGTAATGCGTAAAGGTCAAAAGATTGATAAGCATTGTCACGCAACCCATCCACATTCATATCTTAGTGGACATTTTACAGTAGCATGTAATGACACATCTACGATTTATTTTCATCCTTATAGTCCAGAGCCATATCCATTAAAAAATTCTCCTAATAGTATGACTTTGTTTCCTACATGGATGTCACATAAGACAGATTCTCATGAAGTAGATATTCCTAGAATTACTGTTGCTTTTGATATACTCATATGCAACCCTGATGCGGAAATTACTAAAAATGACAATTTAGTCTCCCTCTAAATAACACTACCTTGTAAAGTTTTATGGCTACCTATCCTGTTGTTAACAAAGAAACTGGCGAGCAGAAAGAAGTCGCAATGAGTATCACGGAGTGGACTCAATGGTGTACTGATCATCCTGATTGGCAAAGAGACTGGTCTGACCCATCAACAATGCCTGGTGTAGGCGAAGTAGGTGAGTGGAAGGATAAACTTAGAAAGTCTAAACCTGGTTGGAATGAGGTCTTAGGAAGAGCTCAAAAAACAGGTCAAAATCGCCAAAAACTTACTCTAGACTAATATGCCAAGAAAAAGAAAAACTGCTAATGCTGTTGCTGGTATTGGCATGACTGCTAAACAGATGAAAAGGAAGAAACCTATTGGCAATGATTTCTTAAATGACATCCAACCATTAACAGAGAATCAGAAAAGATTCTTTAAAGATTATAAGGCAGACAAGAATCTTTTTGCATATGGTTGTGCTGGTACTGGTAAGACCTTTATAGCACTCTACAACGCTCTTAAAGAGGTATTAGATCATACGACACCCTATCAGAAGATCTACATGGTTAGGTCTCTTGTAAGTACTCGTGAGATTGGTTTCCTACCTGGTGATCATGAAGATAAGTCTGCACTATATCAGATTCCTTATAAGAACATGGTGAAATACATGTTTGAGATGAATACTGATGCAGACTTTGAAATGCTTTATGGAAACCTCAAGATGCAGGAGACCATTTCCTTCTGGAGTACCTCTTTTATAAGAGGAACCACACTTGATAGTGCTATTGTTATAGTTGATGAATGCCAAAACTTGAATTTTCACGAATTAGATAGTATAATAACAAGGGTTGGAGAAGATACCAAGATCATGTTCTGTGGTGATGCCACTCAAAGTGACCTTACCAGAGATAAAGAACGAAATGGTATCATTGATTTTATGCGAATCTTGCAACAGATGAAATCATTTTCATGTATCGAATTCGGTCTTGAAGATATTGTCCGTTCTGGATTGTGTAAAGAGTATCTAACCACAAAACACGCAATGTCTATGTAATGTTTAATCATGTACCAGCGAATCTCCCTTTATTAGAGAGAGAAACTATTGATGGTGTTAGATTTTATAAAATTCCCAATGAGGATGAATTTTTAAAATTAGTATCAATCACTTCAGTGACTTCTAACTGGAGTAGAGCAAAGTTTGCTAAGTGGAGAAAAAAGGTAGGAGAGGAGAAAGCTAACGAGATTACTCGTAAAGCAACTGCTCGTGGAACTGACATGCATAGCATGACAGAACATTACCTATTAAATGAAGATCTTCCTAAGGTTGCACCTATGGGAGATATGTTGTTTAAGATTGCTAAACCTACTCTTAATAAGATTGATAACATACATTCTTTAGAGGGATCTCTTTATAGTAAAGAGTTGGGTGTTGCTGGTACAGTAGATTGTATCGCAGAGTATGAAGGAGAATTAGCAGTCATTGACTTTAAGACTTCTAAAGCACCTAAACCACGAGACTGGATTGATGGTTACTTTGTACAAGCAGCAGCATATGCGTGTATGTATTATGAACTAACAGGTATTGCTGTCAAAAAACTAGTCATTATAATGGCATGTGAAGACGGTGAATGTGTTGTTTATGAAGAACGAGATAAGATGAAATATATGAGATTACTCGTTACTTACATTGAAAACTTTCTAACCACTCAATTACAATTACATGGAAAATGAATTTACGCAAGCATTAGACAAGAAATTTATGAATTCTGCAAAATTTGCAGTTGAAATAGAAAAACTTGTTAAAAAGGAAAATCTTAATTACATTGATGCAATAGTTCTTTTTTGCGAAGAAAATAGCATTGAGATTGATTCAATTACTAAGTTAATTTCTAAACCTTTAAAGGAGAAATTAAAATGTGATGCACAACAATTAAACTTTATGAAGAGAACCACTCGTGCTAAACTCCCTCTCTAATCCTAATACTCCTCATTATAAAGAGTTTAAAGAATGGGTTCTTGGACCTCAATTTTTTTGGACTTGGCATGAAGAAGGTGGTGTGTCATTACAGCATCTTGCTAGGGCAGGTGTTGGTAAAAAATTCTATCCAACCATAGAGAATGAAGTTAATCAAAATGTACCTTTTTATACTAGAACTTTTATTAGAAGACCAGAGATTAGAAAGTATCCTTCAGTAGATCAAGCTGACCCTTCTGAAGTTGACAATGTAGTTAAGGTAGTATCAGAAATATTTGAACATAATAATCTTCCATTACATAGTTTATTGCGATTATCTGTCAATGCTGTTCATCCAGAAAAAGAAGTTATATCATCCTATCCACATTATGATCATGATTTTCCACATCAAAATCTTATCATATATTTGACAGATGCAGGTGGTTCAACTTTTGTAGACGGTGAGGAGCATGATCCTAAAGAAGATGATGTTATACATTTTATTGGGCAGCATTATCACAAAACTCCTGCGGAAAACCGAAGGGTTATTTTAGTCGCAACTATGGTATAATACAGATAAATAGTAGTGTTCATGGAGGAGTTATGACAGATTTCTTTGAGTCAGATATTGTCCGAGAGGAGATGGAGACTATTAATGAAATGCAGGAAGAGATTTATAACAAAGTCTTTGACTTCCCACAACTTCCTCATGAAGAACAACTTGATCATTTAGATTCATTGATGGATTTGCTTGAAAAACAGCAGATTCTTTATACTCGTATGAAACTATCTGATGACCCTCGTGCTAAGGAGATGGCTGACAATGTTCGGGCATCTGCTATAGTAATGGGGTTCCCTAAGGATGTTGACTGTAATCTTCTGTTTGCTAACATGAAGAATACTTTGGAAAGAGTCCGTAAGGGTATTGACAAGGGAGCATGACCGCCCTATAATAGAGTCGTACACAAAAGCCAAATCTAATTAACACAGGCCAAATCTATGTCTTTCGCATCGCTTAAAAAGCAATCATCTCTTGGTAGTCTTACTGCCAAACTTGTTAAAGAGGTTGAAAAAACCAATTCAACAAATAAGGGTGATGACCGTCTCTGGAAACCTGAAGTCGATAAAGCAGGTAACGGATACGCCGTAATAAGATTTTTACCAGCACCCGATGGAGAAGATCTTCCTTGGGTAAAACTATACTCTCACGCCTTTCAAGGACCAGGTGGTTGGTATATTGAGAATTCACTAACTACAGTGAATGCTAAGGATCCTTGCTCAGAGCACAATACTACTCTTTGGAATAGCGGAGTTGAATCTGATAAGCAGATTGCTCGTAACCAAAAGCGTAAGCTTTCTTACTTTGCTAACATCTATGTTGTAAAGGATCCTTCTAACCCTTCTAATGAAGGTCAGGTATTCTTATACAAGTTTGGTAAGAAGATCTTTGATAAGGTTATGGGTGCAATGCAACCAGAATTCGAGGATGAGACACCTCTCAACCCATTTGATTTCTGGCAGGGTGCAGACTTTAAGGTTAAGATTAAGAAGGTAGCAGGTTTCTGGAACTATGATAGTTCTGAGTTTGCTGCTGCTAAACCACTCCTTAAAGATGATGATGCACTTGAAGCACTCTGGAAGAAGGAGTATTCCTTACAGGAGTTAGTTTCTGCTGATAAGTTTAAAACTTATGATGAACTCAAGAAGCGTCTTGAGTCAGTTCTGAAACTTACTGCTTCTCCTGCTAGAAGAGTAGTTGAAGAAGAGGATGTTGATCGTGAACCAGCACCAGTTGCAGCAGCACCTGCTGCTGATGACGATGCATTATCATACTTTCAGCAGTTAGCTGAAGAGTAAGGTATAAATAAAGGAGAGGTTTATTCCTCTCCTTTTTGTTTTTTCACTTAAGTAAAATGGCTGGATACAAAGGCGATCATTATGTTTGCACTTACCATACTGGTAATACTGCTAACACAAAGCAATTAGAAGTATTTGCAAAGGATGATACTGATGCTAAGTCAAAGATCCTTATTGCATTTCCTAACGCACAAAATTTAGTTTGCTCTGCTGGCGAAAATAACTAATGTCACGCAATAAAGTTATCGCATATGCCGATGCTGACGGTAACTGTAGAGTAGTAATCCCCACAATGGACTGTGCTCTATCGGATGATGCTGTTATAGCAAAGGACATTCCAACATCTAACTACTCAGTTATTGATCCTTCGACTTTACCCTCTAAGGATTTTAGATCTGCATGGGTATATGATCATTCCTTAAAGGGTGTGACAACAGACCTTGGTAAAGCAAAGACACTTACTACTGAGATATTAGAGACACAATTTCTTACTATAAAGAAAGAGAACATAGATATACAAGCAATAGCAGATATGAAGGGAGAATCTGCATCACTTAAATCTAATCCCTCAGTACCATATACAACCATTAATAACGCAACTACTTTACCACAACTTGAAGCATTAATTTAAAATGGAAGGTAAAATTGATACTGTCAGAGATGACCTGCATGATGATAGGACTTTTTCTGAAATGGCAGAAGGAGCAAAGAATTATAACAGATCATTTGAGGATCCTTTTTATCCATTTGCTATAAATGAAGAAGCTATTGAGCAACTGGATGGTTATCTGGATTATTTAAAGGAAGATGATAGACACTTTAGAAGGGAATTAGTTGCTCATGAAGGATCTGCTGGTGTACCAGCAGACGATAAGTTTAGAGTGTGTTCTATTCATCCAATAGCAGAAGATACGATTGTTTATAGTATTGGTAGATCTTTATTTAATGCTATTAATGATCAGAATTATCAATTTGATATCAATACCTATGAATTTCAGATACTTAAGTATGATGTAGGTGGAAATTTCCAGTGGCATTGTGATTATGGAATTGCACCAAAAAAGACTGTCTGGAGAAAGTTAAGCATGAGTGTACAACTTTCTGCTGCAGAAGATTATGAAGGAGGGGAATTAATATTAGTTGATTATTTTAATAGGCATTGTCAGATAGACAATCAAAAAGGAGATTGTGTTATTTTTGATTCTAGATGTCCACACAAGGCTAGTCACATAACTAAAGGAACTAGATATGTTCTTGTTGGATGGGCAAGTGGACCTAAAATGAGATAATTAAATATCAGGATTTGAAGCAATTTTAGTTGTTCTATCGATAGTTTGTGAACTTTTCTTATAGAATACCTCTTTTCTCATATCCAACAAGAAGGTAGTTAGATATCCCCTTTTCATTACTTTAATAGTTCTATTCTTTTCATTTTTTCTGGTTTCTACTAACCAGTTAGATACCCCTATAACAAGAGGGTTATCACTACCAATGGAAAGATTTATATTATGTGTGTCTGGGTCAGGTATTGTAAATGATCTATCCACTATTTTACCTGCAGGAAGAATTAATCTTCCTTCTGCATCCCTAACTTCTCTTGTCTCATAAAATTGTGTAGCATTTATATCTTCACCATATTTTTCATTACAATATTTCCACAATGCTCTGTTAGACATTGGCCATTGATCTCTAACATTCATAATATTTGCTACTGTTAATATTATCCAATCATATTTTAAGTCACCATATAATTCTTCAGCAACATCTTGTGGAGTTTCACCGTCAGAAATAGTATAAGAATTTAAAAAGGTTATATCAGTAAGTGCATCATCATGTATTTTGACCCTTCTAAAAATATTCTTAGCAAGTATATAATTGCTAATGCTATTACTAGTAGCAAGTGGATTTTTATATCCAAAATCGGGTAAGTAACTGAAATAGTGTGCCATTAGTATCCAACTCCTGATGGTTTTTTGCCTTTAAATCCATTAGATTCACTTGGTTCATAATCTTCAGCATAGATTGGATTTAATTCTTTGAATGATAGAGACATATTAAGATGGACAGGAACTCCATTATGATATGTTGAATAAGTTCCTGACCCTGTATAATTAACATTCATTTGTGTTAAAGCACATGTCTTAAAACTATTAAGGAATGGGTGTTCATCCCTTCCTTTTTTATATGCAATTCTGAATACATCTGGTGAGTTTAAGAAACCCATTTGATCTCTATTCATTTTAGGAGACATTCTTTTCTTTAATTCAAAAATTATCTGTTTAACCATATCTGCTTCTGTTTCGTCTCTAGGTGATATGTCAAAAGAGAAATTAAATGTTCTTAATTGTACACCACTGAATAGAAGTTCTACATTCTTATTAATTATTTGACCAGAACTCCTTGCTAAAACTCCATCTACTGATGTATTTGCACCCATAGCATTTGCAGCAGTTACTACTGCAGTTGTTTTAAAATAATCTATTAAATTCCTTCCTCCTGTACCTTTTGAAGCTCTGGCAATTTGACCTATTGTGTTAGTTGCAACTCTTGCTGCTTCATCCATAGTATCTGTGTCAATCACTTCTCCCATTTGTGTCATACCCCAAGCAGCAAAGTCATTTAATTCATCTTCACCCCATTTAACACCATTTGAGTCCTGAATATCAGATGGTATAGGTAGTATAATACTTTTATCTGCTCTTCCATTTAAATATTGATCACTAAGCATTTTAACACTCATTTGATCTAACTCACCATCAACGAACTGAGCAATACCATTTTCATCAACCGTTGCACTAGACTCTGTTAAACCCTTCTTTTTATATGTGTCCATTGAATAGGGACCAATGAATTTTTTAATTCTTGATTTTGCTTTAAATGGATTCGTACCTCCCGTTGCTTTATAATTCATCACATCGATTTGAAAGTAATCGGTGGATGCACTAATAATATCATACGGATATCTTAGTACACTTACTTTACCTTTACTTGCTTTCTTTTTAGTCGGAGCTTTTAAAAACTCACTAGGACTAAGTGTTGCCATTATACACTATCTTTTTATGTATTTAGCTTGAATTTTGCATATGATAATTCTCTAGCATGATTTAGTTCAGCAACTGATAGTTCATGAAACTCTCCAATCACTTCTGCCCATGTATAATTCCTCATTTTACCCCAATGATAATTGAACCCTCTGAATCCCCATTGTTTCAATTCCATACATGCTATCAAAGGAAACTCGTCATATTCAATCATAGGAGTCTTTGGTAGATATACAAAAGTATAGAACCCACCTTCCTCTGGTAGGATAGTTTTAGTATCCTGTAAAGCATCTAAAATTTCCAGCATTGTATCATCGGGTTGTTCAGTCCCGACAAATTCATCTACAATTGGCTGTAGTCTAGACACCTAGATTATCCTCCGTTAGTATTTTAAACTCCATCATTCTGTCAGAACACCAGTTTCTTGCTGCACCCCATTTTGCTTGGTTCTTAGCATACTCCATTACTTCTCTTACATACTTTCTACTTTTAGTCTTCTGAATTTTTGGTTCAGTGCATTGTCTTTTAGGTTTAATTTCAATAATATACTTCTTAGGTACTCCCGAAAGGTCTTTTACTTTTATATAAAAGTCAGGAAAATATCTATGTAATTTGTTATCAAGTGGTGATCTGTAGGGTATAATAACCTCTTCACTACCCCATTCTATTATATTATCATTCTTATCACAATACTTCATAAACACTCTTTCCCAGGAACTGCGATAAATAATGTTACGATAGTCCCCTCTATACTTTTTTATATTAGAAGGTCTGTATCTTCCTGATCGAGCCATATGTCGTAAGATCCCTTTAGGTATTTATTGTGCCAAGTTACCCACGAGTAAAAAAAACTAAAAGCATAGTTAGGCAGTTTCAAAAGGTTGCTACTACTAATCATTATGAGGTATTCTTCTCTGGATTTGCTTCATTGCAAAAACTGAGAGGTTATATTAGTAGTAAATCTCCTCTTGTTAGTAATTATTTTATTGGTAGAGATCTTGGTTTATATTGTAATGCTGCAGAACTACCAGCAACTTCTTTTGCTACAGCACAGATTGAAGGTAATAGAATGGGTATAGTTGAGAAGATGGCTCATTCTAGGGTTTATACTGATAGTACTTTTACTTTTTATGTTGACTCTGATTATAGAGTTCTTCAATTCTTTGAGTTGTGGCAGGATTTTATTGCTTCTGGTTCTGATGGACAAGTTTCAAAACATGAGAAGGCATATTATCATAGAATGCAGTATCCTTCAGAATATAAAGTAGATACTATAAGAATACAAAAATTTGATAAAGATCATTTTAGAAATGTTGAATATACTTTCCTTAATGCATTCCCTGTTAATGTAACATCAATGCCTGTTTCATATGAAAGTGCTCAGGTTCTTGAATGCACTGTTACCTTTGCATATGATCGTTATTACTTTGGTAAATTGGATAGTTTGAGTCGTACCAGTAGTGTATTACAGCAAGATGGTGCTGCAGAAGCTGGTGCTTCAGCAGTAAGTACTCCTAGTGCTGTTGGTAATAGTGGTATTGCTGGTGATCAGAAAAATAATGCTGCTGAAGTAACAGGTTCTGAAAATATACAATCGGATAAATCTTTCTCTTCAGAAACTAATAAGTTTGTTCCAAATAATCCTACAGGAGATTTCCATGCAAATCCTAGTAGTGGAAATATTGCATAAATTATGATATACTGTACATAATGGAGATTTATTATGGGATTAGCCCAACAATTAAAAGAAGGGACTAAGCAATCACACTCTGCTGCAGAGAATACAAAGTTTGTTAGTTCATTTCTTCGTGGAGTAGTAAGTAAAAGGAGTTATAGGCAACTTGTTGCTAACTATTACTTCATCTATCAAGCGATGGAGGTAGAAGTTTTAAGATTGAAAGATGATCCTATTGTAGGACCATTAAACATGAAGGAACTTTATAGACATCGTAGTTTAGCAAAAGACTGTGAGTATTTTTATGGAGAGGGTTGGGACAAGAC